TCTATTGCTTCTAGTGTTGCTTTATCTAACTTATCTATAGCTCCACCTACTCTATTTCCATTTTCATCTATAGTTCCATTTATTGCTTCATCATAGGCTTGTGTTGCTTTCTCAGCAGCAGCTTCTAGCCCCTCCACAGATGTTTCAGCTATCTCTTTAAGAAGTGCATTTGCTTGATCTGTAGAGAGTTGCCCTGCTTCAAGAGCATCTTCTATTGTTTTTCTTTTTGTATATGCATCATACACTCCATAAATACCTCCAGATAATATACCTGCCTGTACATCTATAAGTGCATCCCCACTTTCTACATAGTTCCCTAAATTATCAAGTGTGTCAAATACCTCATTATCATACCATGCCATTTTAATACCTCTCTTTCATCATACACTATATTTCCATTTTATACAATTTATACAATTTATGGCTCTAATACCACTAATCTATCTTCATGATCTGCTACTGTAGCTTCTAATTCTTTTACAATTTCAAACAAGACTTCAAATTGTTTAAGTGTATCATGATCTGTAATAAACTTTGCTAATTGATTTCTTGTTATTCTTATAGTACCTTCTGCCATTTATACCCCCAGTGGCTCTATGTCAGCTTCAAGTCTACTTACTGCTAGATAAGAGTTACTATCTCCTCTAAATCTTTGGACTCTAATGCTTTTCATATGCCCTTGTCTCCACCATACAATTCTTTTAAGCCTATCCCCTGCTCCACTTGTTGTGTCTAAGGTTATTATTCTATCCTGACTCCAGGTTCTACCATCTAAAGAATAAGATGTACTTATTATAGGATCATCAAACCCCATTATTCTTCCTGTTAAGGGTACCAGCTCTAAAGATTTGAATAAAACACCTTTGCTATTGTTATATATTATCTTTGTACTAAACTCCCAAGATACTGCATCTCCATAATGGCTTGATATTGTACTATCTAAAACACCAATATTTCCTGAGTCAGTATCTCCTACTTGCCATGAATCATAACACCATATTGCATCTATGCCTCTATATGTTTGAAGAGATGTTGTTGCAGAACTACTCATAATAAACCAAACAGGTTCTTCCATAGATTTAGAAGCTGTGTGGTCATATACAAATGTTCTGTCTGGTAATCTTATCCATAAAAAAGCATGCCCTTTGTCATTTAATGTTTCCATTACTGCTAGGGATAATTCACTTTCTGAAAAGGTATTTAATATTTCGTCTACTTCTCTAGTGCTTATTTTAGTAGATTGAGCATTAGCTGCCATATATATACCTGGAGCTTCATTTCGCCCACTTCCTATAAAAGCTATAGCTTCTTCATATACCACTGCTGTATGGGTTCCCATAGTTCCACGTTGGATCTGTGCCCCATTTACCCTTTGGAAAGGAAAATCAAACACCTCTCCTCCAACATTATCAAATATCTCTATAGTATATCTATTAAGTGCATATATTTCATTTCTATGTTTTAATAGTGCTTTAATAGGGTCAGGATCTATTTCTGAAGAACCATATTTAGTGATTGTTATTGAGGTAGGGTCATCAATGTCTGTTACAACTAAATACTCCCCGTCTGTTGTCATAAAATATCCATCTATCCATACTACATCTAAAGCATTTCCTAAATCTACATCTGTAACTTGAACAAAAGTTGTTCCATTCCAATAAAATAGGCTGTTATTTGAAGCAACTGCTAATCTATCAAAAGAATAATCCATTGATACTCTTTCACCATTTGTTCCAACATCCCCTAATACTGTTATGACTCCAAGTTCTGTGATAGAGCATAGTTTGCTACCTAATACTCTATAATGTACCCCATTCCAGTTTATTGCCCCTCTTGATACACCATCTCCTGTGTCAGTTCCAAGTCTAACTATTCCTTCAACTGGTCGTAAGTAAGCATCTGATACTCCTGTATTCTGTACTACAGGTATCATATTGATGGGATATTGAGTTTGATAATCTGCACTTTCTCCTGTGTAAACTCCATTGAGTATCGGGATATTCATTATCCTATCCTATACCATGTATCTAAAGTTAGGTCATATTTCAGAGTGAAATAATTATTTGCAGTATCTAACCATGATGCTTCTGTTCCAGACAATGTAGCACTATTACTATCAATAGTAAGTGTTGTTACTATCTGTGTAGAATTAACAATTATTTCCTGCTTATCTACAAGATTAGTATTTAAAGGTAATGTAATTGTTAGTGTTGCTATAGTTCCTGCTGGAGTTAGTATTAAGTGAATATCATCACTGCCATCTGTAATTGCTACTGTAGTTCCTGTAAGTGGTGCAGAATACTGTGTTGTTGGTGATGAGTCTGTAAATGTTAGGTTATCTTGAAATAATGATAATAAATAGCTTAAAGATGTTCTTCTTGTTGAACCATTTCCTGTGTCCCATATTACTATAAGATCTGATAATTCTGGGGTTACTGCTGTCTGTTTATTGATTGTATTACTCATCGAAAACTCCTTCTAAGTCTAGTTCTGCACTATCTCCATCTTTAAGTGTTTCTGATGGTGGTGCTGTAAATGGGTAGTCTGCTTTATATCCAGCACCTTTTGGCATTTGTCTAAGTTGCATTTCTGCCACTGGTGATGATATAGAGTATAGACTATTCATTGCTGCTTTAGCTAATATTCGTGTCTCTTGTGCTACTGTTTTTCCATAACTAGGTGCAACTCTTATAGCAAGATTTAAAATAACTGCCTCCCATGCAACATCTGATATATTGGAGTCCTGAGCTAATTCTGATCCATCTGCTGTACTTGGTATAGGATAACCAAGTTTTATACCTTTAGAGTCCCATTGTGCCATCATAGCATCCAATCTTCGCATAGCACTTTCTGTCTGCTCTGTGCCTATATCAAAATCATAATCAGCTATACCTATTTCATTAAGTGCCTCTAAAACTAATTCACCTTTTGTATAGCTCATAAATCATCTCCCTTAAAAATCATCAAAATCTTCTTTATCTTCTTTATCTTCTTTATCTTCTTTATCTTCTTTATCTTCTTTATCTTCTTTATCTTCTTTATCTTCTCCAACAATCTCTTCTGCTTCTGCTTCTGATTCTGCTTTTGCTTTGTTCTTAGCTATTGTTGCTCTTCTTTTAGCTAGAGAAGCAGCTTTCTTAGCTGCTTCATCTACATCTTCTATAATTTCAAACTCTCCTGCTACTACTCCATTTAAAGCATCTGAGAAGCTATCTATATACCCTGCTTCTATCCCTGCTTTGTACTCTTCCATGTTCTCTACTACGATAGTGTCATATGTTTTTGTTGCATTAAATGTAATAATACCTGGGCTTTTATATAAGTTTCTTGGCAAATCCATGTTATCCCCTTTAAAATAGGAGGCAAAAGCCTCCATTATTAAATACTAATTCTATATGTGATATAAGTTGCTGCTGCTGTTTTTCTAGTTCTGAATAAACTTGAACTAGCTGTTACTACAACAGGATCTCCTACAATTGTGTGCCCTGAAGCTGCTGCTGTAACTGTTAAACTATTTGCCCCAACTTTAATACAGGACCAATCAAAAGACTCTCCAATAGCCATTTCTAAGGCTGCATCCATTACAGTTCCTGTATCTAGTGTTGCTGCTACTGTTGCTGCTGCACTTGTTACAATCCCTGATAAAATCATGGCTGCTGTTAAAGTTCCAGTTGCATCCAATACCCCTGGTGTTCCTTGAACCCTTATCCCTCTACGCTCTGTTATTACAGGACCTGTACCTGCTTGGTATAGGGCTGAATAGTCCCCAGTTTCAATAGTAACTATTGTTTCTACTGAAAAAGCATCTGAAGTATACTCAACTCCTGCTACAGTGCTAAATAACACTGTTTCTCCAGGTATAATATTAGGATAACCTACTTCTTGTGTCACTTTCACAATATCTCTGGAGTATATTGCTAATTTATCACTTGCAGCAATAGTAACTGTTACTCTGCTGTTTCGATTTAATTTATCAGACATATCTCCCCCTTATGCTAGTCTGTATGTTACATATGCTGTAGCTGAACTTTTTCTAGTTCTAAACAAACCAGATGTAACTGTAGCTACTGCCATTGTACCAATAACGGTATGTGCTGTGGATGCTGCTACTGTGAATGCGTTAGCACCTGTAACAGAATTAACTGCCCAATCAAATGACTCTCCAACTGCTAATTCTACTGCTGCCTCTAATTCTGTAAATGTTGGAAGTGTACCTGTTACCGCTGCTGCTACTGTTGTTGTTATTATCCCTGACAACATACCAGATATCATAACTGCTGCTGTTGCTGCTCCTGTGGTGTTTGCTGCTACAGGTGCTCCCTGCCCTCTTAAACCTCTTCTCTCTGTTATTACAGGAGCAGTTCCTGCATTATAGTATACATCTTGGTTCCCTGCTTCAATAACTACTACTGTTGCTATTGATACCGCTGATGATACATATTCTATATCCGCTTCTGTTAATTTTAAAAGTGTTGTAGAACTAACAAAATTTGGATAATTCCCTTTTGTGTAAATGTTTGCTGGTGCTTTTGAATACACTGCAAGCTTATCACTAGCTGCAAGTGTAAACTCAACACTACTATTTCTTTTTAATAAATTAGACATTGTTATTCCTCCATAGAATAAAGGGACCTATTAGGTCCCTAGTTTTTAAGTTGCTGCTGACTGTGAAAATAAGATTATTCCAGACCTTTCAGGAGATAAATTAACAACACCAAAATAACAGTCAATTCTGAACTTAGTTTTTAATGTGTTAATATCAAATTGCTTAGTCATAACTATCTCTAAACCATTAGAAGTAGTCCCTCTCATAACTGATGCCCCTGCATTTTCAGGTACTGCATATCTTCCTGGAAGAAGTTCTATAGCCCCTTTTTGCCAGAATACATTAACATTTGCTGCAACACTGTTTAAGAATACAAGTGCTGAAGTTCCTGATTTAGTCCCAATAGTACAGTTCTGGTATTGCGTTCCAGACTGTGAAGAAACTTGGTTAGAAATAATTGGAGGTGAAACTGTCATAGTAGTTCCACTATCTACACTAATTACTCTAAAAGTTTTTAATCTTCCAGTGCTTGCTTTTGTAATATGATGCACTGAATATACCGTTGCAATTGTAAACGCATCTCCTGCTACTACAGAAGTAGTGTCAGAAACTGTTACTTGCTGATATCTATTATCTACATTTGAAACTTCTCCAGTTGTTGCTGTACTTGTTGCTTCTGGAGCATAAAATTGTAATGCAGCATCTAAAGTAGAGATTGTTACTGTCCCTGCTGCAACAGCTATTCTATTTGAATAGTCCATTTTAAATGTTTCCATACCTGCAATATTTCCTACATATGCTTTATCATAAGCAGTAAGCACTTTACTTGGTGACATATCAGATCTATTTGCTAGATTTGCTGCCATTCCATTATATGCTAAGCTTGATAATGCTACATACCTATCATAGTTAATAATACCCAGCTCATTCATCAAAGTATCAATTTTTGCTATATCTACAAATCCTGCTGCTGCTGTAGTCTGTGTTACAACTAAAGTTCCTTGTAAAGCTATAACATTATTAACTGCAACATTGATATCAGAAGCTATTTTTTGCTTTGCCCCTTCTCCAAGTCTACCT